AATTCTGGTAAAAAGGTTTTAGCCGTTGGCACAAGACAAAAGATTTATGTCAACCATGACGGTACTTGGTATGACATAACGCCGTCTGGCTTTGTTACCGATCAATCAACAGACCCACTTGGTTTTGGTGCATACCATTACAACGTGGAAGATTATGGCGATGCGCGTTCACAGTCTGGTTTATTCTTTGATTCTAAGTCTTGGTCATTCGCTAACTTTGGCGAAGATTTACTTTTTTGTTGTGCAAGTGATGGCAAGATTTATAAATGGTCGCCATCATCACCAGCTACGATTGGCGCACAACTAACCAACTCTCCTACTGGTTGTTCTGGTGTTTTAGTAACCAACGAGCGCCATGTTTTAGCTTTAGGAGCTGGCGGAGATCCAAGAAAGGTACAATGGTCATCAAGAGAGGCAAGCACAACCTGGACAGCCGCAGCAACAAATACTGCTGGTGATTTACAGATACCAACAGGTGGCAGAATAACAAGTGCGGTAAAGTGGCAAACAGATGTCATCATCTTTACAGATACGGGTATAGCAAGACTTTACTACACGGGTTCTCCTTTTATATACGGCATACAAGACGCTGGTACTAANTGTAAAGCTGCAAGTCCGCGAACCATAGTTGCTGCTGGTAANTTCTTGTCATGGATGGGTGAAAACTCCTTCTTTGTCTTTGATGGTTCTGTTAAGGAAATTAAGTGCGATGTGCATGACCATGTCTTTGACAACATAAAATATCAATATAGGCAAATTGCGGCTGGTGGTCATAACTCTAACTTTAATGAAATTATTTGGTTTTATCCAGAAGGTGCAGAAGCAAGCAATCCAAACAAATATGTGATATGGAACTACGTTGACAATGTTTGGTCAATCGGTTCTATGGACAGAGGATGCTGGATAGATCAAGGTGTATTTGATTTCCCAATAGCTTGCGATAGTTTAGGCAATGTGTATCAACACGAAAGCACAACATTAAGCAACTCAGAGAACTTAGGAGCAGCAGTTCCTTACGCAACATCAGGGCCTATAGAGATCGGCAATGGCGATAACTATGTGCAATGTAATCAAATACTACCAGATGAAGAAGCAAACGCCTTACCAGGCGTTACAATTAGTTTTAAGGGCAAATTTACACCCCTTGGAAGTGAAACAGACTTTGGTTCTTTTACTTTTGAGAACGATGGCTATACCGATGCAAGGTTTACAGCAAGACAAGTATCAATGACTGTAACGGGATCAACCTCACAACAGTTTCAGGTTGGTAACATAAGATTAAATTTAAGAAACAGAGGTCGTAGATAGTGGCAAGAAAAACGCTAACTAGACCAAGCGGAGATTACGATAAAAACTATCTGAATTATTTGATTTCAGAAATAGAGTATCAAACGGGTATTACTTTTAACAAAGGTGAAAGGATACAGATAGGCGGCGGAGATGCCACCGAATTAGTATTAGTGAGTCCAAATGGAACAAAATATAAGGTTAGTGTCGCAGACAACGGAACACTCTCAACCTCAACAACAGTCTAAAGAGGACTGGGAGATTGAGTTTGATAGGTTGGAGAAACATATTATTCGTGCATTAAAGCACCAAGATATGTATAATTTGAGTGATATTAAAGAGAAAATACACCAAGGTATGTTTCATATCTGGGGTGGTAAAAACTCAGTAATGATAACTGAGTTCGTAGAATATCCTAGAGTAAAGGTAATGAACTTACTTTTTTGCGCTGGTGACTACAAGGAGCTAGAAGAAATGTTACCTAGCTTTGAACAGTTTGCAAAACACTTTGGTTGCAAAAGAATTTATGGTGGTGGTCGTAAAGGCTGGCTACGAAAAATTAAACATCTTGGCTTTGAACAAGAATATCTGGTTAGAAAACAATTATGAGTAAAGGAAAAAGCACAACTACAACAACTACAGATCCAACACAAATGAGAATGTATGAGGACTTATACAATAAGTCCAAAGGCATAGCTGCACAGCCTTTTGTACCTTACACGGGAGCAAGGGTAGCTGGGTTCAACCCAGACCAACTGCAAGGCTTTGATGCAACAAGAAATATGTTTGGTCAATCCATGGGTTACGATCCAAGAAGTCAGTTAAACACATTAGCTGGTCAAGCTGCACCAACCGTTTCACCTGTTACTGGTTCATCAACAGACATCATGCGTAGTGACATAAGAGATGTTAAACCAACATCTTTGTTAGACACAAACCTAGGCGCATACCAAAACCCGTTCCAAGAACAAGTCATAGATAACACCCTTGGTGATTTAAACCGAGCAAGACAGATGCAACTACAAAGCGACCAAGATGCAGCTATAGGCAGAGGCGCATTTGGTGGTTCACGTTCAGCATTACTAGAAGCAGAAACCAATAGAAACTTTGCAGACAGAGCTGGTAATATTTCAGCTAACTTACGATCACAAGGTTTTGACAGAGCTACAGGTTTAGCTGGTCAAGACATAGGCAGAGACTTCTCAGCACAACAAACAATGGCAGATGCAGACAGACAGGTTGCTATGGCTAACGCTGGTTACGGCAATCAGTTTGGCATGGCTAACCTAGACGCACAAAACAGAGCATCTTTTATGCAACCAGGATTGGATATGCAAAACAGACAGTTCCAAGCTGGTTTGCTTGGCAATCAACTAAGCGATCAATACAGAAACTTAGGCATGCTATCTGGTGTTGGTGGTCAACAACAAGGACTACAACAAAGAGGCATGGATGCAGGTTACGGAGAGTTCATGCGAGCGCTCAACTATGGCCCACAACAACTTGGCTTACTGGCACAAGGTGTTAGCGCGTTGCCTAATCAAACTAATACAACTAATAGCCAAAAAACTGGACTAGGTGATATTTTAGGTGGAGCTGCACAATTATATGGAATGTCTTTACTTGGTTCTGATAAAAGAATGAAAAAAGACATTATTTTTGTTGGTAAAGAAAAAGGACATAACATTTATACATGGAACTGGAAGGATGAAGCCAAACAAATAGGTTGGGATAAATTTCCTACAGTTGGTGTTCTTGCACAAGAGGTTAAAAAATATATGCCTGAAGCAGTTATTAAAAACGACAATGGTTATTACATGGTCAATTACGGAGTTTTATAATGGCAAGTCAGTATGATTTTTTAAACTTAATGAAGGCTGGTGGCTATAACCCTATGGGTGATGCAATCACAACAAATCAAATGCAAGACTTTAGGTTGCAAGGTTTACTTAACAACATGAATCAAACAGATAAAAAAATTAATGCTTTAAATTTACCGCCGCTACAACAACCAAACCCACAAGCTGAACTTTTAAAAAAACAAAAAAAAGCAAATATGTTTTTAGCTTTTGGTGATTTATTAAAAGGCAAAGATGCAACTTCTGGTTTTTCACAAAGACAAGCCATGTTTGATGCAAAACAAAAAGAAGCTGAGAGGAAGGCTAATATTGAAAAATATAAAAAGAGCAATCCTGGTATGGTTGGTATGTTAGAAGCATTAGAATCAGGAATTCCACCAGCATTATTAATGATGCAACAAAATAAAAATCTAAATAAAAATAAATTAAGTTTTACAAATGAAGATAAGTTAAGAGATGAACACCAAAAATTATCTGGTACTTTTATTGATGTCAGAGATGCTTATGGAAGAATATTAACGTCTGCTGAAAAACAAACAGCCGCATCAGACCTATCTTTAATATTTAATTACATGAAAATGTTAGATCCTGGTTCTGTTGTAAGAGAGGGTGAATTTGCTAATGCACAAAACTCTGCTGGTGTTCCAGACAGAACAAGAGCGCAATATAACAACTTAATAAGAGGTGAAAGGCTTGCACCTGCAACAAGATCAGATTTTATAAATCAAGCACAAGGTTTATATAAAACACAATTAGGAAGTCAAAATAGTTTAGATACACAATACTCAGATTTAGCGTCATCTTACGAATTAGATCCTAACAAAGTTGTTTTAGATTTTGGTTCGCCAATAGCTAAAAAAGAATTCAAATATAATCTTTCTGTAATGAGTGATGAAGTATTAGGATCATTGGATGAAAGTCAATATACAGAAGAACAAATTGAAGCAATAGAAAAAGAATTAATAAAAAGGACAAAGTAATGTCAAATTTTAAAGATTTACAAAAAAAATTGCTTGCTAATAAAGAGAATGAAATAAAACAGATGGAACTTAAACCACCTTTATCAAGTAGCGTAGCAAGATCTGCAATAGGACAAGGATTGCTTTTTGGCTTTGGTGATGAGTTAGAGGCTGGTGTTAGAGCAGCTTTTGATAAATCAAGAACATACGATGATTTTGTTAATGACATTAGAACTAATTTAGATCAATTTAAAAAAGATAGTCCTGGTTTAGCTTACGGATCAGAAATACTTGGCTCAATACCAACAGCATTAACTGGAGCTGGCGCTTTAGCAAAATTAGGAGTTAAAGGCGCTGGGAAAGTAGCTGCTGTAGAAGGTGGTATATATGGAGCTGGAACTGGTGAAGGAGCTACAGAAAGATTAATCCAAGCACCTGTGGGTGCAGCAATTAGTGGCCCAGCAGCAATGATTGGAAGCAAAGTTTTACCCAAGATAACTGAAAAAGCAAAAAAAATTCAAGACAAAGGAATTAGATTAACTCTTGGGCAACAAATTGGTGGCGAAGGAGGAACTATCTTTGGTAATTTATTAGAAAATGTTGAAAAGATGGCAACATCCATTCCAGCAGTAGGACAATCTGTTGCAAAAAGAAGAGTTGAATCAATAATGGATTTTAACATAGTTGCTTTAAACGAAGCTGTAGAACCAATAGGATTAAAAATTCCAAAAAATTTATCACCAAGAGAAGCGTTTGAATTTGTAGATGACGCTGTTTCAAAATCTTATGATGATGTGCTTGGAAAGTTATCAATAAACAATACAAAAAATTTAGAAGAAAAAATATTACGCTCATTGGTTAATTCAGATTTAGATGAACCAACACAAAATGTTTTACTCAAACAAATGGAAAACAAAGTTTTTAACAAAATTAAAAATGGAAAACTTGATGGTAAAACAATTAAAAATTTAGAAACAGAGTTAGGAAGATTGGAAAGATCATATTTACCTAAAGGTGGCTTTGAAGGAGAGGTTGGTATTGAGTACGGTAATATTAAAAAAGTGTTACTAAATGAATTAGCAGATCAAAATAATGGAGCTGTAGAATTACAAAAAATTAACAAAGCGTATGGTAATTTAATACCTATTAAAGAAGCTGTAGCCTCTGCTATTGCAAGAGAAGGTGTATTTACACCAGCACAGCTATTAAGAGGAATAAGAAAAACAGACAAATCTAAATATAAAAGGAAATCATCAAGAGGCGGACAACCTTTACAATCAACTACAGATTTAGCAAACGAGGTTATAGGAAACGCTTTTCCAGATTCAGGAACAGCATCAAGGATTATTACTGGTAATATAGTAACTGATGCAACAGAGGCAATTCCGTTTATTGCACCTGGTTTATTATCAAGTCTTATGTATTCTAATGTGGGAAGACCTATAACAAATGCAGCTATAAGAACACCAGAGTTTTTAACAAGAAGCACATCTCCAGCAGTAGTTCTATGCTTAGTCCTGAAGTTATAAAAAAAATAGAAGAGCAAAGCAGACTAGATTATTTAAACAATTTACTTAATCAGTAAACTCCTATATTAACCACACGACAAATACGCGACTAGCTAATAATTAATTATATTATATGGCTGTTTTGCGCTGTTTTTTACCGTGTCGGGGAGTAGCGCAGCCTGGTAGCGCAACATAGTTTCACCTAATACCAAACAATAACGCACAATACTTTATTTGTTTGTTTCTCTTGTTTTTCTTGCAAAACTTAAACTATAATCTTACTAATAGGTAATGAATGTTCACAAACATTTTATAAATAGATGCGATAAATACGCGACTCATGGAGG